TTTGCTGGTGGGTACTACTGATAATAACGTGGCATTCACTAATACCGTAGGTATTGCTTTAAAAGATGGTCATGCTCAAATGTCACAAGATGGCAATGGGGCGCTATATTTAAATCGTAAAGGTACTGATGGCGCTACTCAGTATTTCCACAAAAACGGCACCGCTGTGGGTTCCGTCTCAGTCACAGCTTCAGCTACAGCCTACAACACATCCTCAGACTACCGCCTAAAGACTGACGCACAGCCAATGACAGGTGCTTCTGCCCGTGTCCAAGCACTGAACCCCGTTAACTTTGAGTGGCTATCTGATGGTACTCGTGTCGATGGTTTCCTTGCACATGAAGCACAGGCTGTTGTTCCAGAAGCTGTACACGGCACCAAAGACGCCATGCGTGACGAGGAGTATGAAGTTACTCCAGCGGTACTAGACGATGATGGCAACGAGACAACTGCTGCCGTCATGGGTACTCGCAGTGTCCCTGACTATCAGGGCATTGACCAAAGCAAACTCGTACCCCTGCTAACCGCTGCCTTGCAAGAATCATTAACCGCAATCACTGACCTTAAAGCTAGGGTCGCAATACTAGAAGAGGGGGCATAAGCCATGAGTAAATCAAGAGACGCATTCGATACTCTAGCTGAAGCCCCAGAAGGTGCTACTGAACGTACCCGCCTTGGTGTTCGTTATCCTGAGTTGCTCGCATTTATTATAGGAGCCATATAACATGTCTGACCAAGACGGTTGGCACATATCCAAAAGTGTCCCCGCAACTCTCTTGCTCGGACTAGTCACACAAGCAGCGGCAATAGTCTGGACGGTATCAATGATGATGTCCGACATCGACCGAAACTCTGAGAACTTAAATGCCTTTTCAGAGCGTGTGACTAAAGTCGAGGAAATGGTGCAGAGCCAAGCAATCTCAATGGCTCGTATCGATGAAAACATAAAAGCTATACGTGAAAGTGTAGAGCGGATGGCTACACGTCCATAAGGAACCCCCCCAATGAAACTAGACCCAATCGGCAGTATTGTCGCTGGTCTAGCAGGTGGTTTAGACGAACTTTTTACATCTGATGAAGAGCGTGAGGCCGCTAAGTTAAAGCTACAAACTTTGATGCAGCAGCCTCACATTCTCCAAGCAGTCGCAAATATCGAAGGTGCCAAGCATCGCTCAATATTTGTGGCTGGCTGGCGTCCAGCTATCGGCTGGGTCGCTGCCCTTGGCTTGGGCTATCAGTATCTCGTCTTGCCGTTTGCTGGCCTAATCAACGCATACCTCAAGTTACCCGCAGAACTCCCAGACCTCGAGAGCGACCAGCTAATGACGCTTGTACTCGCCCTACTCGGCCTCGGTGGAATGCGGACATTCGAGAAGTTCAAAGGAGTATCCAAATGACTGAAAAAGAAATGATGGAGCTTCTGCATAAAGCACTCGCAGAAAACCTCCTACTACGGGTTCAAGACCCTGAAGCTAAGTCTGCAGACCTTAATGTCGCCAGACAGTTTTTAAAGGACAATCACATCGAAGGATTACCTGCAGAGAACTCCATGCTTGGAGACCTCGTTAAGACCCTTCCAAACTTCGCAGACGACGATACAGACGCCTCAGAGATGCGTCATTAATCGTTCAGGGTGTGTAGGGTGCCCAGCGCCCCTACCGCCCCTCTGTGGCCCTCTCAGGAGACTACATGTTTAAAGAGACAACCTCTCTAGGAATACCAACAGATCAAGACCCTCTAAGCGACTTCCGCAAGTTCTTGTTTGTCTGTTGGAAGCACCTAAACCTCCCCGACCCTACCCCAGTTCAATATGATATCGCCAAGCACATTCAGAATGGTGACAGGCGTATTATCGTGCAGGCTTTCCGTGGTGTAGGTAAGTCATGGATTACATCTGCATATGTAGTCTGGCTGCTGTATATGAACCCACAGCTTAACATCTTGGTAGTATCAGCATCTAAGACACGCTCAGATGACTTTACGACCTTCACGCTCCGCCTCATCAACGAGATGGAGATACTACAACACTTGATGCCTCGAGGTGACCAAAGACAATCTAAGATTAGCTTTGACGTAGGGCCAGCCGCAGCGTCTCACGCACCCTCAGTGAAATCTGTAGGTGTTACAGGACAGCTTGCAGGGTCGCGCGCTGACGTATTGATTGCTGATGACATCGAAGTACCTAACAACTCCGCCACACAGGGCATGAGAGATAAGCTCTCAGAAGCTGTGAAAGAATTTGACGCTATCTTGAAGCCTCACGGTCGTATCATCTACCTCGGTACACCGCAGAACCAAGAGAGCCTATACAACAAACTACCGGATCGTGGTTATAGAGTACGCATCTGGCCAGCTCGATACCCCAATGAGGACCAGTTGGTGTCTCTAGGTGACAAGTTGGCCCCAAAGGTCCTGCGAGAGCTTGAGGATGATGAAGAACTTATAGGTAAATCTACAGACCCTAACCGCTTCTCAGACTTCGATCTGATGGAACGTGAAGCATCCTACGGTCGATCAGGTTTCGCTCTGCAGTTCATGCTCGATACGAGGCTCTCTGACGCTGAAAGATACCCACTCAAGGTGTCTGACCTAGTAGTCATGGACATACCCCCTGACGAGGCCCCTGAGAAGGTAGTATGGGCATCCGGTGAACAGTATGTCGTACAGGAACTACCGAACGTAGCGTTCAACGGGGACCACTACCACAAACCTATGTATATCGCGGACCAGTTCGTAGAATACAGCGGGTCTGTCATGTCTATCGACCCTTCAGGTAGAGGTAAGGATGAAACAGGCTATGCAGTTGTTAAGATGCTCAACGGCTTCCTGTATATACGCAGATGTGGCGGTGTAGCTGGCGGGTATTCTGAAGAAGCCCTGCAGAAACTCTCCATGATTGCTAAAGAAGAGAACGTAAACGAAATCATCGTAGAGAGTAACTTCGGTGATGGTATGTTTAACCAGCTCATGACCCCCATCATTAGCAAGATACACCCTGTTACAATGTCTGAGGTACGCCACAACACTCAGAAAGAGAAACGCATCATCGATGTCCTAGAACCCGTGATGAACCAGCATAAGCTAGTCATCGATAAGAAGGTTATCAAACAGGACTACGAAAGCACACAGCACCTACCACCTGAACAAGCCCTCAGATACCAACTGATGTACCAGCTCACTAGGGTTACTGCAGAACGTGGCGCATTATCCAACGATGACCGCCTAGATAGTTTAGCTATGGCAGTACAATACTGGGTAGATGCAATGGCTCAAGACGCTGAAGTACGCATAGGCTCCCGAAGAGAAGAAATGCTTATGCAGGAAGTCGATAAGGTCCGACAAGCTGCCTCAATGGGGCTAGCAGTGGTCACTGGGCACCTCGCTGATGGCGTAGAAAAAACTATGAAGTGGTAAGGACTTACATTAGGTTGCACCATAGGTAAGCCCCCCCCCTTTGATATACTATAAGTAACTATAGGTATCTATAGGGGTCTATAGCTTCTCTAGCCTCCGCCTCTTTTCTGTAGGAAATGTAAGAGACACCCCCCACATCCCCCCTCCAAGTAAAAGAGATAAGAAACTAATGACTATTATTAACTATTACCTACAAGCTTGGAGGGACTATCAGTATCACCGGAGAGCTAACTGGGCTGCAGATCAACTACGGATGCACTCAGCTTATGAATTGAAAGATATTGGTATCTCTAGATGTGATATTAAACGGCTGGCTCATGATAAGTGTAACTGGTGTAATCGTGAGTAGCTCTAGGAGCGAGCAGATACGTGAGATGACTGCAGGTGAGCGGGAGGCCTCTAGGTTGCGGGAAGCAGCGAATAATTTAGAAGAAAAACTCTGAGGGGGTATACGATATGACCGAATCTTTGCGTCCCCCCTGTGCCTATGCAATCGCAGCGTGTGGGCAGGGCAGGCCATCTGCACCAAAGTCTGCACCATGATGCGCAATCCTTCATATATATAGGGGGCGGGCAACAGTTATCAGGACTATTGCCACGCGATATCAGGCGGTATCTATAGGGTTCTGTAGGTTTCTGCAGGTCCGGCGAGTTCCTTTCTCTCTTTTTGTCTACCCTGCTGTTTTCTCATTTATCTCGCAGCACCTGCAGGGAACCAACAGGAACCAGCAGGATCGATAAGCTATCCCCTACTGTTTTCAAGTTTCCTGCAGTTGGTGCAGATTCCCTGTTGACACCCTAATGCACAACGGTTACTACTCGGTTATTGGCGGCGCTTGCTGCATCATTCATAACTCGAGGTTACAACATGACAAACAACATTATATCAATCTTCACCACGTTACTTGCAACAACTGTATCAATGGGCACGGGTCCGTTGTTGTCTTTCATTGCTTATCAAGTTGATCCATCATCACCACTTGCGCTAGCGGGTTTTGGTCTTGGTATGGTTGCTGGTCCAATCATTGCGATGACGCTTATAGATATGATTGTGGATCGGTTGGTATGATGATTATCGCCCTACTCATAACCGCAACAGCGTTCACAGTTTCAACACTTCTAGTTTTATGGATGGCCAACTAATGACAACTCTCATATCTTTCATTCTCGCTCTATGTTCATTGAGTGCCTCACTACTCACCGTCGCAGCGTTTTACGTTGGCATGGATACAGCCACGCTAGGGCTATTGGGCTGTATGTCTGTTGTGTCGTTTGGCTATGCTATCGCAATCACTAAATTCTAATCTAACCGTTAATAGGAACTACATCATGAAAAACCTTTCAAAAACTGAAATCGCTCAAATGTCCGGTAAAACTGTTTTCGGTAACCGCGTGAAACCTGCAGAACGTGTAACAATGGGTAAGTCTGAAAACCTTATCAAACGCTCTACCAACGTGAAGCTTGGCAAGACTGTTACCAAAGGCAAATGGCGTGGGTTCAAGATATTCACGTTAACCCTCGAGGAACGTGCCACCTGCCCGCGTTCTTGTGCCCACTGGAATGATTGCTATGGCAACAACATGATGTATGCGTTCCGTTATGAGGCTGGTCCATCACTCGAGGCAATGCTTGAAACTGAACTAGCCGAGCTGCAGCGCAAACACCCAAAAGGTTTCGTCGTTCGCTTGCATATTCTGGGCGATTTCTACTCGGTTTCATACGTTGCCAAGTGGGCAAAATGGTTATCCATGTTTCCAGCTTTGCACGTCTACGGTTACACCGCGAACCAACCCGACGCGGCGGACAAAACAGAACGCAACATAGGCCTAGCTTTGCTTTCATTGTTAGACAATTGCGGTGAGCGTTGGGCCATACGTTTTAGCGGCAATTTCAACCGCGCTGATATGACAGCCAATAGCGCCGATGACCCACGCGCAATGGACGCCGTGACAGCCAAACAGGCGTTCCTATGTCCTACTCAAATTAGCAAGGTAACAGGCAAATACGCCGCCAAAGGCGAGGAAACCCTAGTGCCAGACTGTGGCGCTTGTGGCCTATGTTGGACAGCCTCGAAACCTGTCGTTTTCATCACGCACTAAGATTGCATTGCGGACCTATCGGGAACGGTAGGTCTAGCCATGCAATCCCGCATGTCACTGAAAGGTTTTCTAAATGTCTAATTCCACAGACGATACGTATCCCCGCAAATGGTCCGCCGATTTGGTCCGGTCCTATTACGATGAAAATATAAACATGACCCTGCACGAATTGTCCGCGTATTCCGGCCATTCTCGTGCCAATTTGAAACAGATTTTATTGGGAGAAACAGCATGAACCTCGAGTTTTATACATACTGTAAAAGCTTTTACGGCAAAGGCGAAATCTATGATCTGGGCGTATCAAACGGCGCGCTGCAATCCGCTTGTGAATTGGTAGTTAACCGCAAAGATATCCCATTCGAAGGCGATACTGTGGACCGTGAAAAGGTGCGCAATATTCTGGAAATTTTAGGCTTTTGGGAGGTAACAAGATGACACGTACAAACTATGAAATACTAGGCTGGTCTGATGACGATGGCGCAATGGAAATGCAGGTAACAGCAGATTACCGCAGCGCTATTGATTGGGTAAAGGACTACACGCGCTGGGGTGATTTTGGTGGTTGGGAAGAAATCCTAATTCAAAATGATGATGGCGAACCTATCGCGTCTTTGGATGCACACGGTTGGACCTATTATAGAGAAGGGGCAGCAGCGTGAAACCCACAAAAAAAGCTATTCAAGCATTAGCCACGCCAAAAGTGATTGCACGTTATGCAATAGAAATTGACCAACAATTGTATCTGGAAAGCGTGATATTGGTTGCTGATTTTGATATTAGTTTAACCAATAGGCCGCGTGAATGGGAAACAGTAATTGATTGGTTAGAAGGGGCAGCAGCATGAACCTATTCGCTCAAACACTCCCGAACACCGCCACAGTTTTGGCACATCACGGCGATATCGTTCTCGCATGGTTTCGCGATAGCGAGCTGGTGACATGGTCCATTGATGAGGACCAGAACGCCCATTGGGGTAGCTATCACGGCACCAACGTGCCTGCAGCACTCGAGCGGTTCCATGAGCGCACTGGTGGTGCTGCAGTGTCCGACAGTAGCCACCAGCTTATCGCGATGGTGACGGCATGATACCCACCAGTATCGAACAGCATCTAATTGATATGGGCCTGCTTTCCCTCGAGGAACTGCAGGCCCGAAAGGTTCCGCCAGCCCCTGCTAAAGAGCCTCGAGAACCTGACGTATTTAGGGACCCGCGAAATTCCGCTGGTGAAGTGCCGTTCTAAGTAATTTTACGGTATTGAAACCGTAAACGGCTTTACTTATCTATCTAGCCATCAAACGAAAGAGTAACAACATGATACAAAAAAAACCAAGCTTAAAAGTAACAGGACCTTTCAGGTTCATTGAAATTGATATGTACCTTGAGAAACCTGCCAGTTTCTTAGGTATTTATAAAAATCTGGCACTAATCAGGGGCGTGACAAGTTGTCTATACGTCTCTAACATTGGCCCTCTGCACTTGAGCTTTGAAATATTCAAAAAGCATCGTGGAGACCCATTAGGGAAAAGTAAAAATGAAATCGATGACAAAACTGCAGGCGGTGATGGATGTATTCACCGCAGAACATTATAAAATCACTGCGAACATGATTGCCGTGTTTTGCTTTGTGGCTGATCGATCTGACAAGATTATTGAGACCCGCCACATGCCAGAGGAACTGGGATTGCCGCAGACCACCATCAACAGGTTGGTGCGTACAATGGCTGATCGATCATATCTCAGGGAAGAGGGCTTAAAATGGCTCAGAATAACTACAGACCCGCAAGACGAACGACAGCGGATCGTTGAAGTAACAGCAAAAGGCCGCACACTGGCCAATAAAGTACGGGAGATTATGGAAAATGACGAGTAAATTGCCCAAAGGTATCACCGAACGAAGCGGGAAGTTTCGCGTGTCTGTCACGGTTGCAGGGAAGCGCCGCACGGCCACCTGCAAGAACCTAGAGGAAGCTGAAGCGACTGCTGCACAGCTCAAGCTCGGGCTGTATGATATCACAGCCACCGAGAAGAAAACTTGGGACCTGACAACAGCTTGGGAACATTATGTAGAT